CTAACACCAACCTTGTTCCTATTCGCGCCCAAGCTGGTGCAGGGTCGCAAGGCACTACTTCTATCGGCTACGGTAACTATACCTCTGCCGACACTATTGACGTTGTTGTTGCTACGGGAGCCATTAACGCGGTTGTGCGTGTTTGGGCTATCGTTGCCGACTATGACGGTTTAGGTGATAACGAATCTCAGAAGGTTACGTTCGCCTAAGTTACATGTTGTTGTGGGGGAGATTAATTTCTCCCTCACACTTCATTCCTTTTTATTTTTTAAAACAGCATGGATAAAAAATGGCTACATTTCTATCACTAACGAATAGAATACTTAACGAGCTAAACGAACCTGAACTTACATCAAGTAATTTTACAAGTTCTAGAGGTATTCAGACTATCGCAAAGAACATGGTCAATAAAAGTGTTCACGATATCTACAATTCTGAAGTAGAGTGGCCTTTTATACATAGCGATAAAACTGATTCTCTTACTGCTGGAACACAAGAATATAGTTTTCCTACTGACTCTAGAAAAGTTAAGATGGGTACGTTTATTCTTATTCCAACCAATCTTATTACAAATGGCACGTTTGACTCTAACATTAATTCTTGGTCTACAACATCTGGCACTCCTGCTCATTCATCCGGTGTTATGAGACTTAACTCCGCTGGTGCAGAACAATCATTCAGCACTGTAGTAAACAAACAATATGTTTTAAGATGTCGTACATTTGGAGGCGATATTACTTTGAACATAGGAACAGGTTCTGGAGGAACTCAAATAGACACACAAACATTAAGTGTTGATGATTTAGGTGATGGGCAGTATCATGCTATTAAGTTTGCTGCTACAACAACTACAACATATGTAGGTTTTGTTAACTCTGCATCTGCTAACTACGATGTAGACAATGTTGAAGTATCTGAAGATACGCCGCCAAGACAATTAAAATTTCTGTCGTATGAAGAGTGGTACGAAAAATTTTCAGCTAGAGATTTAGACCCTACTCAAAAAGAACAATTTGGTACTCCTGAGTATGTGTACGAAACATTTGACGATAAGTACGGTCTTAGTCCTGTTCCAGACAGAAGCACTTTAAGCGTAAGATACGAGTACTACAAAACTCACACTGATTTGGATGCACACGACGATACTCCTGATCTTCCTTCACGATATGACGATGTAATTGTAAACAGAGGAAAGTACTACCTTCACATTGTAAGAGCTAATATGCCCGCAGCCCAATTATCTGAAAAAGATTATAAAGAAGGTTTATCCAGAATGAGGGTTGAACTTATCAATAAAAGAAATTATATATTTGCGTCAGGACTGCATATCTGATGACACAACAAGTTACTTCCAGTATTGTTACAGTTAATGGTGGGCTTATTCTTGATCAAGACGTTTACTCAATGCCTCCCGGTGCAGCAACAACTTTAAGAAACTTTGAACCATCAATTCTTGGAGGATACAGAAGAATTAGTGGAACTTCAAAATATTCTTCTTCTCAAGTAAATGGTAGCAACACTGTTCAAGGTGTGTTTGTTTATAATGAGCAAGTATTTGCTATTTCAAATGGTACATTAGCTCGTAGCGCAGGAAGTTCTTGGACAAATGTTGAAACAGGTCTTAATGCAAGCGGAAGATATATGGGAGAAAGATTCAATTACGAAAATACAGAAAAACTAATTCTTGTAAATGGAGCGGATGCTCCTAGAGTTCTTACTGGAAACGCTGTTACTACAATCACTGCAAGTGGTGTTCCTGTAAATCCTCAACACGTAGCTTCGTTTAGAAGTCATATGTTTTATGCAGGAATGGCTTCAAATCCACAAGAAATAGTTTTTTCTGCACCGTTTAATGAAGATGATTTTCAAGCATCGAATGGTGCTGGTTCTATTAAAGTTGATGATAATGTAACAGGATTAAAAGTTTTTCGTGATAACCTTTTCATCTTTTGCAAAGATAGAATATTTAAGCTTACAGGAAGTGGACTAGCTTCTTTTGCTATTGAAAATATTTCTAGACATATCGGTTGCTTAGATGGATTTAGCATACAGGAGATAGGAGGTGATCTAGCGTTTCTCGGTCCTGATGGTATTCGCACAGTGCAAGGTACTGCTAGGATTGGTGATATTGAATTAGGTTCTATTTCTAAACCTATTCAAAAAAGATTTGAAAATATTGTATTAGATAGAATTAGCTCTGTTGTTATAAGAGAAAAAAGTCAATACAGATTATTTTTACCTTCTACTGGACATATAGAAAAGATAGCAGAAGGAATTATAGGTGTTATTAAATCAAGTCCTCAAGGCGGTGTAGGCTGGGAATGGGCAGATTTAAAAGGAGTGAAGCCTTCTTGTTGTGATTCTTATTATATAGATGATGATGAAGTAGTTGTACATGGTGGATATGATGGCTATGTATATCGACAAGAAAGCGGAAATACTTTTTCAGGAACTAATATACGAGCATCATATCGTTCTCCTGATCTTACATTAGGCGATGCTGGTATTCGTAAAAACATGCAAAGAATAAATGTTAATTACGATTCAGAAGGAGCAGTAGACCTTATGTTAGGTGTTAAATTTGATTTTGAGAATGGAGACATTCCACAACCACCTAATTATAATCTTACTACTCAAGTTTCTCACTCTCTTTATGGAGGAACAACATATGGTTCAGGAGTTTATGGATCAGAAGGTTTTCCAATCGTTAGACAACCTATAGAAGGAAGTGGATTTACCGCAGTTGTTAAAATTGATGATACGTCAGGTAATCCACCTATTACATTAAAAGGTTTTCAATTAGAATTTACACCGGGAACAAGGATGTAGAAAAATGGGTACAGCTTATGCCTCTAGACAAAGTACTTATACTCAAGGTGATACCATCAATGCTGATGATACAAATGATGAATTTGATGCTATTATAAGTGCTTTTGGAACAAGTGGTCATTCACACGACGGTACTTCTGGTGAAGGTGGAGCAATTACTAAGCTTTTAAGTAACACTCTTACGTTTGGTGCCGGTACTTCTGGAACAGATATTACCATTACGTTTGATGGCGAATCAAACGATGGTGTTCTTTACTGGATGGAAGATGAAGACTATTTTAAATTCTCCGACGATGTTCTTATTAATTCTACAGAAAAGATTATGTTTGGAGATACTGCTTCGTTTATTCATCAAAGTTCAGATGGTGTTCTTACTATTGACGGTGAAGCTACTATTGATCTTAACGCATCTACAGCAGTTCTTGTAAGTAATGACTTAAAACTTAACAGCGATGCTGCTGTATTAGGTTTTGGTGCAGATAATGATGTAACACTAACCCACGTTGCTGATACTGGATTACTGTTAAATAGCACAATGGCTATTCAGTTTAATGATGCTTCTCAGTATATTAATGCTCCAAGTGCTACTGTACTTGATATTAACGCTACAGATGAAGTTGAAGTAAATGCTACTTTAATGGATGTAAACGCTAATTTAGAAGTAAGTGGAACTTCTACATTTGCTTCTGATGTAACTTTTACAGGTGCTTCTTACAATGCAGTTTGGGATAATTCTGATAATGCTCTAGAATTTGCTGATAATGCTAAAGCTAAATTTGGCAATAGTGGCGATTTAGAAATTTATGCTGCAAGTGGTGCAAGTTATGTTAAAGATGTTGGTTCCGGTTCGTTTAATATAATGGGAACAAATCTATTTCTTCTTGATGCTGCTGGTGAATATAAAGTAGGTGCGGTATCAGATGGCGCAGTAACATTGTACCACGATAATAGTGCAGCAAAACTTGCAACCAAATCTGATGGTGTAGATGTTACAGGCGAACTTCAAGCAGATAGCTTGGATATTGACGGTAATTCACAATTAGATGGCACGTTAACTGTTGGTGTAAATGATACCGGCTACGACGTTAAATTCTTTGGAGATACAGCTAATGCGTACATGCTCTGGGATACCTCTGCGGATGATTTGATCTTAGCTGAACCGGCTAAGTTGGGCGTTGGTGCGGCACCGAACGCAACTTTTGGTTCGTACCTATACACTGAAGGCACACCAACCGCAAATAAACCAATTATAGGTGCATATTCTAAAGGCAACAGCAACACTGGTGGCATTGGACTGTTCAATGACTCTGGAAATCGAGGCATATGGACAACTGGTAGTGTGATGCGATTTACCCGCACATATGAGGGTAATTCAACGGATGATATGATTATCAACGCCAGTGGTGTAGTAGGAATCGGGACAGCGGCACCAGACAGCAATCACAAGTTAGAAGTGTACGGCACAGGCACCACAGAAGTCGCAATCAGAAGTGGCAACAGTTCTGAGGCAATTATTAATTTTGGCGATGTTGACAGTCGGTTAAGAGGACGCATCACATACAATAATACCAATGAGTACATGGCGTTTTGGGCTAATGCTGGCGAAAAGATGCGGCTTGATACTGGCGGCAGATTGTTAATTAACAAGACTACTTTGCAAACCGTAAATGCTCCCTTGCAAGTTGCGTCAGGTCTTGGAACTGGACAAATCTTCGTTGGTAATACGTCTGGGACCGGCTGGATGTTTGGCAGAGATAACACATCTACCGGCAATTTCGTTTTGGGTGAGTTGGCAAACGACGCCGATACATCTGTTACTGGGTTTCTGACGCTGGAAACTGGAACTGGATTACTTATGATTCAAGGGTCCGCTTCCTCGTACGACACAACTCCATCTCAAGCTGGTTTGTCATTGTATTACGAGACAGATACAGGTGCTGCAACAATAGGAACCTATTCTAGTGGTGGAGCTACACGACTAGCTTTTTCTACCAACACTGGGGGTGGAGCTAACGCAGAAAGGCTTCGCATCGAAGGTGCTGGGTCTGTTTGGACTCCTACAGTAAGTGGAGCAAACAACAATCTGCGTCTAGGTTATCTTGCTGGTGAAGACATTGCATCTGGTGCCAATTATAACACTCTTATTGGTGATAGCGCAGGAAAAGACATTAATACGGGGGACAAAAATGTCGCAGTCGGATATAACGCTCTATCAGCAAATACGACGGCGTCTGACAACACTGCTGTCGGCAACTCTTCGGCGGGTTTAAATACAACGGGGAATGGCAATGTTGCCGTTGGGCATAGTGCGTTGTATGCAAACGTATTGGGAGCTTACAGCACTGTTGTTGGGACATATGCTTTAGATGCACAAGCCCCGTCCGGCTCTACCTCAATGTACAATAGTGCATTTGGTGCATATGCTGGCAGCGAATTAACAACGGGATTGCAAAATACATTTATAGGAGGTCAATCCGCCGGTGCTGGTGTAGTTACAGGAAACAACAACACCGCTGTAGGGTATATATCTGGGTATGATATAACCAGCGGCGATCAGAATACATTTTTGGGAGCATTCGCTGGGTATGAAAACAAGGCCGCTTCTTACAACACGTTTCTCGGAGCATACTGCGGCTTCAGCACAGACACTGGTACTCACAATACGGTTGTAGGTAGGTATGCTGCCTATAGTATGACCAGTGGACATAACAATGTAGTCATTGGGGAGAACGCTTGCAGCAATACATCTAACGAAGAGTTAACAACTGCGGGGTATTGCATTGCAATTGGTAATAACGTCAATGTTGGAAGCGCAACGGCTGACTATCAAGTTGTTATTGGGACTAGCGGAACGGTTGGCAAAGGTGCCAGCACCGCATTCCTAAATCCCAACTCTGGTGCATCGTATCAAGGTGACAATAACGCCAGTTGGACTACGACTTCCGATAGGAGGATTAAAAAGAATATTTCGGACAACAATGTTGGTTTGGATGCAATTAACCAAATACGAGTCCGAAATTATGAATATCGCAAGCCAGAAGAAATCACTGACTTACCTTCGCATCTAGCTGTTGAAAAAGAAGGTGTTCAAGTAGGTGTTGTTGCTCAAGAAATCCGAGAAGTTCTTCCTAATGTCGTTAAAGAAGAAGAAGAAACCGGCTTTTTATCGGTTTCAAACGATGATGTTACTTGGCACTTGGTTAATGCTGTTAAGGAGTTAAGTGCGAAAGTTAAAGAGCTAGAGGAGAAGTTAAATGGCTGATGAGTCCGGGCGCGTTATTGTTCCGCCAACTGAAGAGGAAATTGCAGAAACGTTCAAAGCAATGGACGTTGTGGTTTCTCGTATTAACTGGTGTGTTGCAGATGATTCAGAACTTTTGAAAGAATGCAACTCTGACCCAGAAGAAGTTAAAGTTGAGATGCAGCGTTGTGTAGATCATTTGGAAAGTCAAATGTCTTCTGATTGGTACAAAGATTCAAGCAAAGACAAATCTTCGTATGTCTCAGCCGTTTCTGCCGGTAAGAATTATGCTGAATCATAGGGAAAGGAATTAAGGTATGGCTGCTACAATTGAATGGAAGGTAGAAGGATTAGATTGTTATCCGACAAAAGATAGCAAGACTGATGTTGTTATGATGGTACATTGGCGTTGCAATGGGGCTGAAGAGAAACCCAGTGAGGAAGAAAAGGAAAAAGAATATTATCGCTCAACTTTTTACGGTACGGTTAGTGTAACATATAATGATGGTGATAATTTTACTCCCTTTGCAGATTTAACTGAAGATCAAGTTCTTGGTTGGGTCTGGGAAAGTGTAGATAAGAA